TTGCCTTCGGGAGTGACATAATGTCTTTTCCCATCTATAGTTTGTGTCTTGAGATTAAACTCAGACAACTCATCAAATGTCATCATAGTTATATTATACTTTATTCATCAAGTGATCGTAAGGTGGTTTTGAGATTTTCAAACTGTTGTTCGTTCCATCCCTCTTTATTTTTGTAGTGTTTCCATTTCCTTTTCACTAAAGGAACATCTTTACTTTCTTCAAACCCAAAGAAGGGTTTTAATTGTTCTATGTACAAACCTGTAGGATTGATGCATCGTATCCCAACATATATGAGTTGTGTTTGAGTCTTTTCTATACCATGTGGAAGCGAAGACATGTAAGAAACTACTTCTCCTCTTTTAAAGAGATAATCTTCCCCATTAATACTAAAAGGCATATCAGTAAAAGGTATGATTGTCAAATCAGTAGGAAAAAACTCAGGATCTACATGCTCAGCAACCATATGTCCTTTAGGCATAATTCCACTTTGGGGTGAAAATCTGCATATAGTGGAAAGTTTATCGATCTTATCTTTTCGATCGGGAAATATATCACACAGTGCTTTGTGAGATGCATCATGAAGAATATCGACATCATCATCATTTAGATGTCGCGACTTATCTATCACATAGTGCGACTGTTCTGTCATCTCTGAGAGTTTCATTCGAGCAGTCACTTCCCACAAATCAAACACAGATTGAGGGATCTCATTCAGAGTTTTGTATTTGATGTATATTGGATAGACTGAACTCATTTTTTTAATTTGTTAACATCTATATTCAAAGGACTCTTTGCCATCAAGTTAGTTTGCGTTCCACCCTTAACTTCTTCATCACCCCATGCTCGTTTCAGTCCACCTTTGATTTGAGTCAAGTCTACATATTCTATTTGCTCATACTCAAACATGTTTGATAGATGTTCTATAGAACACCTGTAAGGATCTAGAGACATTCTTACACCTGCCCACTTCATATCTGTAGGATAAGCAGGTACAGCATGTGGTATATTAGTTGGTATAGACCAGACATCCCCTTTCTGTATAGGGTACAATGTACGATTCACTTCAATATGCATATCTGTTAATGATACGATCAATGGATCTTTGGCGAACATAAGATTATCTACATGTTCAGTCACACTAGAACCAACAGTCATATATCCAGATTGAGGCATGTAAACTAGTCCATTAATACCTGACCAATCGAGAAAGATACTCTTGACAAATTGATCTGCTAATTCTGAGAGATGTTCTTTTGCTTCATCTCCACTGGTTCTTTCACCAGTGATATCAGTTTCATAGATACCATCGTCAGATGGTTTGAAGATATATTTGTTACGATCAGTTGTTTCTTTTTCGTATCTGAGTGTTGCATCCCAAAACTCATAAGCAATGTCAGGGACTTCTATGTTCTTATACTTTATGAAACTTGGATACATCTAAATCGTCTATGTCTGGCAACTTATCTGGATTCAGTATATCTAGGATATCTTGTTTCTCTTGTTCTTTAGAACCAAAGATTCTTTCCCACTCATCTTGATATTTTGTGCCTACTTCTGGTCTGCGTTTACTTCCTTTGCCTGCCATTCTATTACTTCCCAATGCTCTACAGTGTTCACTCTAAATGAACGATAAGCATCTTTATCTAAGCACCATACAACTAAATGATCAGACATCACGTCTTGATTAAATGTTTCTGGTAAGTTGTTTTCTCCAGCAAGATCTCTGTTGAGAGTACTTGCCATGATTCTAAGTTCTCCTGTATCTACCTTTCGAAAGTGAATGTTGCATGCACCCTCTTTTAGTTTTTGATACAGCATGGATATATTTTTGTTTTTCAAGTGTTATCTCCGTCCGAGTATTTATTCCTCACAAATTGCAGTTCTACTTTCGCATTGTTCTTGTTGGTCTGGTAGAATTCCGATCCCTCTTGAACCAATATAATTCTACCCCCATCCATGTCAAGACGCAAAGAATCAGTGGTAAAAATGCCACCATATCTGTCATAACAAACTCCTGTAAGTTTTCCATTTTTATCCTCTGCATGTAAATCCTGCAATAATTCTAAAAGTTCTTCTTTCGTCACAATAATTTACTGATCACTGTTTGTAGAAATAGAATTAATCCGACACCATTGAGCACGATAAGTGCTCTATCGTTCCAAAGAAACCCTACAATCATCCATCCTGATACACCTATGATGCTAAGTCCTAAGTCCCAATTGACTAACTCAACATTTCCTCTAATTGTCATACTTGCTAATATAAAAGCACTGGCAGTCCATTTGATGTACCATGAAAGATCTTGTTTGGGTGTAGCACTTTTACTAATTCTAGTAGAGTTTTCTATTTCCTCAATAGTAAATTCTTGTCCCTTAGCAGATATAATTTTATTTTCGGACATTTCTTTCTTTCTCTTTTTGCTGTTTGACTACATGCTTGGCAACAGTCTCGATAGTTTTCTTTTGTTTGATAGAACGATTGTCACCAACCTTATCTGCGACTGCTGATCCTGGATGTGCCTCTGCCACTTTTTGTAACACTTCATTGAATCCACTGTTTGCCATTTTTCCTTCCATGCTAGTACCACTGATCACTGCAGGTGCAGTCATCACTCTTTGTATATTTGGAAATTTTTTTAGAAACTCTTGAAGTTCTGCATATGGCATGAGAACATCATAGGTCTCACTTTTTTCGTAATCGTGTACTGTATAGGTTGGCATAATAAATCCTCATGATTGCTCACTCATAGTTCTGGCAATCTGTCGTAGTATAGCATCAACATCTTCTGAATCGTTTGATGCGTCTACAAGTTCTTCTATCATAGCAATAATATCGTCATTGATATCGATAGGAGCATCTCTAGATGTTCCTAAAGCAATGACCAGTTTGTCTGCTAATTCGTCTGGTATCTTGATCTCATGAGACATCTCACCAACAACAACTTCTTCTGGTCTGCGAAATCTTACTATGTGACTTGCGAATTCCATGTTCTCGGCATCCACATAATCTGTGTACCATGTGTCGGTGTCATCGCAATACCATTCGGTTGCATATCTTGTTTTAGGCATACTATTATTTAGTTTGCCATGAATGCTGGTGTTGGTCTATCTGTCCATTTAGCGAATGTTTTTTTGTATTCGCGATAATAATTTTGGTATGCTTCTACGCAATCTTCTACCTTTACATCATCTGGCATTGCTTGCGGAGGAGCAAAGAACCTTTTGTTGATAGGTATGTTCTTTGGAGGTAAAGCAAGTATCTCTCTAAGTTTTTCATCTGTAGCATGAACTCTACCATATCTTCTAGTGTATTCATCACATAGAGAACAGAACAATTTGTAAAGGAAGTGATAATTGTAAGCACTCTCTCGAGTCCATATAGCACTCGGATGGTTTACATGTGATGCTTTGTAAAGAGTTGCTTCTGCATTGCCACTCAATCTCCATCTTTGGATTCTTCTTCCACTACTGGCATCAATGTAGTGTTCGCCATCTAACATTCTGTGAGCAGTGCTCATCAGTTGGGCATACTCAATAATCATTTTGACTACATGCTTGTCACAATGTAATCTTGCTGCGATCTTAGGGTCTTTATCTAGATAAAATATATTCATAACACATATGATACTGTTTTGTTATGGTGTCGTAAAGTGACTAATCCATTCTTCATAAAATTCTTCCATTTCAGTTGATGCTGTAAACTTTGTATGATCAATTGTTTTCCAGATAGGCAGATCTTGCTCGGTTTGCATTTTAGCATCTGCCATAAATAAATCACCCACAGTGTGTGGCATGCCTTCTGGCAACCAGAACTCTGCTGTGAGTTCTGTTTCATGCTCATCAACTTCTGTAAGTTTGTTTAGATTGGTCACCAAATGTACATCATCTACATAGATATCTAATCGATTGTTGAATGGGTCAAAACTTCTTACTCTTACAAAGGATCTCTTGCCTTCTGGTAAAGTTTTTACATCTCTGGGTTCTGATAAGTAAGTCTCTATGTATGCTACATGATCATAATAGTCATGGCATAGTTCATAACCATAGTCTACGACTTCTACCTTGCCCCAACCATGTACTGTAGTGAAATGAGGAATGTCGAATGCATTCCGTGTAATATTAATGTAGTTCGTGGGAATGTCCATTGTGTAGACATCATGCAAAACTAAGTCTGATTCTGGTACCATTTTATATAATTATCCAATATAGGATCAATATCTGATTCTGGAATATGTATAGACACTTGATCCAATATGTCTTCATCCTCTCTTGTTATAGGTTGCTTTGCTTTAAACACTGACTCCATAAAAACTCGGTTGAATTTGGGAGATTCAGTGTTATATAAGAAGATTTCTTTGTGTTTACAAGAGTTTTCATCTATATTTTCATTGGTTTCTATCGTTGTGTACATATAGTCACCATTCAGGTTGTAATTGTCAACGATTAACTCGTCTCTCTTATGAGATGCAATTTTGGTCATGAAATTATGCTTGCCTCCAGGCATTGTTGCCTTGTAGCATATAAAAGCATATCTTTCAAATGAAGTGTGTACCACTTCTACATTAGTAAAGTTGTGTAGATGTTCTAGATGAGGAATATCAAAAGCATTCATTGTCATGATGAATGCTGGTGCAGGAAGAGTTAAGTAATGCTCTTTGTATATTTCATACTTATCGATCTTCCTTTGTGCTTGTTCAGAATACATGTTAGTCCTTTTTATCAATGTATCTTAGAATAACCTTTCGTTCTGTACTAGAGAAGTCATCTTTAAAACTCTTGGGTCCATACATGCTACCAAATCGAGTAAGTTTGTCACCTGCAGTAATCGCAGCATTCCATTCTTCATCATTGTATTGAATAAGCATTTCTTCTGCTGACTTTACAATCTCTCTCCCCAGATTCGCCATATACTTTTCGGCAGGTGTCATATCATAAACATTAATTTTCATTTTTTCTCCTTGAGAGTTTCATAGTATAGTTTTTGTAATTGGTTTACATTGGTTTTGAGAACAGCATTTTCTGATGTTAATGCTTTGTTCTCTTTCTTGAGTGCGATAATCTGCCTTCTTAACTGTTCTTCTAATGTATCGTTCAAACTACCCCAATCTTCCATAGTTATATTATAAGTATTTCTCATAGTGTGAGATAGTCATTTTTGCTATTTCTTTTGCTTTAATTTGCGCAATGCTGTCTTGAAGTCCCCATACTCCTGGATCGAGGACAAGGATTTTTCCACCTGCTTCTTGGGTGAGTGCTTTGCAGATTTCAACTTGCGATAACTTATATATCCGATAACTAGCAGAGACACGAATGTCTTTATGATTAGCATCGGCAGCAATACTACTGATGTGAACAATGGGTGTACCTCTCTTGACATACTCTCGATAGATTGCTAAGTAAGAAGTCACATTAGCAGTAAACCTTTCGTTGAGTGTCCATAAATTTTGATCCATGGCAGGAGAACCATTCATTCCTGTCATCATCATGTCGGAATCTTCTCTCTCTACTTCCCATTGATGCGCAACTCCTATCACAACATCAACATCGGGTGCATTGTCTACAAAATTTGAGACTTGCATGAGATTGTTGAGATTCAACTGAATGTATTTATCTATTTTTTGTTTCTGTGTGCGTTGCCAACTTCTAGTTGTTCGGAGTACTTCATGTTGGGGGGATAACTCTTCGTAGAGTGCTTTTCCTAGTCCTGTGCGACCACCTAATGTGAGAATTTTCATAATGTAAAGGTTTTATTTACCAACCAGATTCGGGTATTTTAAACCTGCTATCGGTTAGGGGAAGACTTGCATAAGTTTTGTTCTTATCTTCATCGTCCATTGAATCTACTGTTTCAACTATAAAATCTAAAAAATCATTAATAAGTGCTTGTCCTGATTCTGTGTCGGACTCATATTTAATATCACCATTGTAATTTGATCTGACAAACCTATGCTGATTGGATAATCCGTTATCAGTTCCAAAGTTTTCTTTGCAGAATGATAACCAAGTCTCCTCATTTGACCATTTGATCTGTAGTTCTACATAATCATTGCCTTTGATTAGTTCTACAGATTCTATGATGCCTGTTGCGTCTACATAATCATTAAATGTCTGTGCACCTGAAAAGATTGGGATGATGTCTACGACATACTGATTAGTTTCTGGATCGATGACATTTGTAACCATATGATGATGAAATTCATTCACATTACTTACATTATATCGATTGGTTGTTGTGATCATAATTTATTCGGAAGGTATTGCCCATCCTTCTGCTGGAGCAGCAAACTGTGGGTGTTTATCATCTAATGCTGAAAGTGTAAATATGTTACAATGTTCTTCTTTTTGAGAAACCTCTTTCAGTACATAATTACACCATTCTTCATAATGGTCTCTTGCTGTTTCATTGGTTTCATCATAAGAATAATTTATCGTTGCATTCCATAATGCTCGAGTATTCCTATAATTGATAGAAATGCCTGTCTCTCCTTCCCAATTAGTCTTCATATAATTCAACCATTCTGATGTGTCGTTCCAGATGATAGAGAGAGTGACATGTGTTGAGTCATTCTCAATTATTTTTACAGCATTGATATGTCCAGCATCAACAGCACTGTTAAATGCTGACACAGCAGAAAAATAAGTTGCTGCAACATCGCGATATTTTTTTGTATGGGTATCTATAATAACAGAACCTATATTGTTCGCGAAGTCAATTGCATTATCGACTGTATATGTAATGCTGTGGGTTATCATTATGAATTATCCCATTGACTCCATGCCCATCCACCTGATGGTACAGAATAACTAGCATGTTTGTCATCTAATAATAAGATTTCGCAATGAGCGAAATCTGCAGATTTGCCTTCATCTAGATGTGCTTGTTTGTTTGCTAATACCCAATTACAATAGTTGTTGTAAAAAAGTGTGCCTTGATCGTCTTGGGCATCATAGTCTACTACCATGGCATTATCAATTCTATCTTTCATGTGTAAGTGTTTCATGCTAGAATGGGATGCATCTGCTAGTTTTGCTGCATTAGAATCCTCTCCTTTTGTGAACTCACACCAATCTGCTGCGTTGTACCATTCAACTGTAAGTTTAACTTTGGTGTTAGAATCAATCTTTTCAACTGTAACATCGCTGATAGATCCATTATCAACATAGTTGTTGAAGGCATCTTTTTGTATAAAAGTTGCACCAGATCTGTACTTATTGGTTGAGAGGTCAAACACATTGGTAGTCATGTTTGTATAAAAAGATTCTACATCACTGGGTGTGTATGTAAATGTTGAGATTATCTCTACTGTTATCATTGAACTTCCTCTGCTTTAATTTTAATGAACTTCTCTAAGTTCTTTTTGCTTAATATGTTTGTATCTGTCAATTCAGTCACCATCGCTGTGGCTCCTTGTCGCAGACCTTTATTGTAAGATATAACTGCGCACATTACTATAGTTATGATGTAAGCAATTTGTTCTGGACTCATCTTGTTAGTTTTTTAATGTTTTCGATTTGACTCGTGATGATTGGTTTTCTATTTGGCCAATAGATGTATTCCTTCTCTTCGTTCTTCATAAGGTTATACAACAATGGCAATATCATCTTCTCAATTTCTATTAACTTATCTTTATATAATACTACTTGTTGGTCAGTGGTCGCTAGTGAGTTTTCTTTAGCATTTTCTAATTCAGTTAATGCTGAAGCAAGCAATCTCTGCATGTTATCAACCTTAGCATCAAGTTCTTCTAGTTGCTTAGAACTAGCACTACTTGCACTTGAGGTTGAGACTTCTTCTAATCTCTTAGCAAGTTCTTCATTAATGCCTGCAGATTCACCAGTGGCTGTGACTAATTCATCACTGTCAACTGCTGTGAATCCAAAGTCATTTTGTATATCGTAGTATTCGTCGCTCATATTACTTTTGAGGAATCGCACCAAATGCTTTTCTTATTTCAACTAAGTTAGCAATTCCAGTTTCCATCTTGCCATAGTATTTAGTTGCATCTAGATTGCAGTATTCAAATATTTTAGACATAATTCTCATTGGATTTTGTACTAATTCATCATATGTAACATGTAAATGGTCTACTGACACCATATCGCGATATCTTTCTGTAGCATTTCGATTGATATCATATGCATCTAGATTGCATTCTACCTTTGATATGTTAGTGTAATTCTTTCTATAGTTATACAAGGCATTCGTAAGAGATTCTTTCTGAGCATCTTTGTCACGTGTGATCCAGATGATTTTAGAATTAGGGAACACTTCTTTAAAGTCTTTTACACTGTTTGCTGTTAAGAGTGGGGTTTTACAGAGAAAGAACTCTGCTTGTTTATTTCTCCATAGCAAATTATAAAATGATTTTTGCCATATGAGAGCATCGTTGTTTTTCTTGTATCTTTGGTGACAATATTCAACAAATGGTTTACATCGAAATGCAAAGTGAATACTGTCTGCCAACATGGGTGGAAATAATGCTTGCGGATCGTCTTCAAAATCTTCTGCTCCTACTGTATGTGTTCCACCAAATGATTTGAATTGAAACAACTCTGTGATTTTTTTACAATCATCTATCTTCTTTTGTCTATTAATATCATCCGTGATAGGTAATGGTTGCTGAAACTCAAAGAACTGTGGACCATGAAAGATGCCTGATGTTGCTAAACATCGATGTAGATAAGTTGACCCACTTCTGGGCATAGACATTATTTGTATTAGAGGAAAGTCATGATCTAGATTGTCATGCTTTTCAAACTCTGCTTTGAGACCAAAGTATTGTTTGAGTCTGTGGGGTATAAGATTATTCTCTAGAACTTGTCGACCAAAGTCATTGAAGTTGCCATAATGCTGATTCAATCCTTCAACATAAGCATGCCATTGTTCTGGGATATCTCTGGTTTCGTAATTATAATTCGACAGGTTGAACATTGATTAACTGTTGCTCCGATGCATCACTATCGAATTCATGTAGAATGGATCCTGTACCATCCCAAACAGTGATCTTGACAGAATCAATTTCACCATCTACTTGAGACTCTATATTTTTCATCTCAACAAATGCTTGATTCTTTTCTAAAGTTTTAGCAAGATCTTCATCACCTTGAATCAATAGTGTGTTCTTAATAACTCGATAGATTTCTTTTTCTTGTGTTGCATACATCATTTTAGGCATATCTTCATCTCTTTTATGAAATGATATTTGAATATAGTCTATACCTGTTTTTGGAATAATGTGTTCAAACAGTAAGTCATCCCCTGCCTTCCAGTCAGTTTTATCTTTGAGAAGTTCTTCATCAAATGCATAAGTTACATAATCATTATTGCTTGCTTCACCTTTTACTTTGCTCTGCCACATGCGTTCAGAAACATCCCATTTGTTTTTAGTTGTAGAGAGTTTCTTTTTCCAATCTTCATTGACATAGAATCGTATAGATTTGCCAACAAAAACCAACCAACCACTTGGACATTCTGGAGTCTTAGCATTTATTGTGTCTGCGATTGGGCAGGGTATACAGATGTTGACTTTTTGCTCAGCATGTTTGAATATCCTACTTCTGTAGAATGTTTTTCCGTCTTTTGAGATCTTTTCCATTAGTCTTTAGTATATGATGCTTCTGTCCAGTCAGATTCGATATTAGATTCAACCTCACCTGCGTCTGTTAATTCTTTGACCATTTTCTTTGCTTGCTTATCGAAAGATTTGATCATATTAACTTTAGTGTCTTTAAGATTAACCTCTAATCCTAATCCTTCAGCAACTTCTTTGATCGTTGCTTTCGTCATTGCATTGAGTTCTTTCTTATCAGGTATCACTAGTGTTTCGTTCTCTTCTGTAAACTCTTCAAAAGGATCTTCTACTGTAACTTCTGGTTCTGCTTTTTGTTCTTCTTCTGATTTTACTCTAACTTGTGCGAACAAATCATCTGTAGAAACCTTTTTTGTTTCTTCTTGAGAATGAGTTTCAGGTACAACGAAGTCTGTTGACTCTTTCACATCAGATATAGATGGTTCATAATCACTCATCACATTCGCAGCATCTTCGACAGCACTCGGTGTATCTTCTGTAACATCACCTGATACAAAGTCATCTGCTTGTTCCCTAAACATCTGTGCCATTTTAACTGCACGTGATGGTTTCTTAGGTTCATCATTTGCTACCACAGGTGTTTGTGGTCGTGTTGTTGTTTCTACTTTAACTGCTTTCGGCACATCTGTCTCCAATCCCTGTCTTTGCATTTCTGCTTGAAGTCTATCAAGTCTTTGCTGTAATTCTTTTCTTTGCTGTCTTTCATTTGCAAGTGCATTATTTTCAGAAGTCTTTTTAAGTTCTTCTTGTTCTTGCTGTTGTAAGAGTGCTTCTTGTTGTTGCTTAATTCTTTCTTCGGTTTGATGCTTTGCTTCTGCTTCGCATACATCCCTCAGTCGAGCGATGGGTGACAGTTCGTTTCCTCTAAGACCACCTCGTGTTGTCACGACGTCGACTAGATTTACCACTGCTGTTAAATCTTCAATTGTTATATAATGTGTTTGCATAATTACTCCATAATTAAAAAATAAGGTCTTCGACTAGCATAGTGACATGATGTTCTAAACAATTATCAAAGTTATGTCTAGCAGAATTTATTTATAGTCTTTTTGAAGACCTTACTAAACGAACTCATCTTATACTTTTTATCTCATCAATTCTGATAGTTCGTTTAAATCTTCGATCAACTTATCGCGATTCCTCCTAAGCATTGCTTTTTTTGAATTCGCTGTCCTCTTATGTCTAATCTTTCGATTAATTGCATTGATAGTCTTATCAATTTTTACACAAGGGTTTGACAACAGTTTACTATGATACATGGATCACCTCCTAAGTTGGTTAAAGGTTCTCCTCCCTCCGTCGTCTTTAAAGTCGAGAGATTGTTTTTACTCCTGTTGTTTTATCTTCCTGTTTCTGCACAGGTATTTCTACATCATCGTAAGTCCAATCACATGTCCAACCAGATCGTTCTCCAGTTGACTTCCATTTTTCAATAGAGTGATCATACAAAAACTCGACTATTGAATCTAGTCTAGAATCATACAGTTGTAGTAAACCAACTATGGGGTCAAAATGTCTTAATTCACCTACACCTCTGCCAGTATCAGTAGCATAGTCGATGAATCTGTCATCCCCTGTTAATCCTAGTTTATTCATATAGAATATTTAGGCAGATATGAGGTCTGGAAATGCTTTTTGTACCAAATTTTTAGTTAAAGATTTAAAAGCAACTAATCTTTTGTCTTTGACTTGATCCATTAGTGCTGCCTCTTCAGGTGATATCTTCTCTAGCATTTCTATCCACATGTGTTCTCTTTTAGTCTGTTGAACATCAGATGCACTTACTACAAAATATTTGAACATTTTAAACTCATGTCTTAATGAGGATTCTGTCAAATCTGCTGCAGGTGCAGAGTTTTTCTCAAAGGGTGTGACACCTTTGGGTAAACGAGACTCTATCGCATCATCAAACTGCCATTTAAGTACAGGTCTTAATGCTCCATTCTTTTGTGCCCAATATTGTAACCCATTGACACGAGTCTGTTCATCTTCTGCTTGCTCTACTGCTACCAATATTTCAAATACATTCGCAGTGGGTACAAGTCTGATGGGTTCTTTAGGTATGAGTGCCAATACAGGATCTTCTGCTGTTTTCACAGTGCCAGCATCTTGTACGACAGTCTTTGGTTCTTTGGCAATTTTTGCCAAGGTCTTTTTGTTTAAGGATCCTGGTGGACGACCTCTACCTCTTTTCACTTTGTCAGCCATTTTTCTAAAAATCTCCAATAGCATTTAATAATTCCTTCAATGAATTGTCCATCATGTAAGGTAAGAGTTTGCCTGAGGGTGGGATAGTTTCTTCGAATGCTTTAAGGATTCTGTTCGTCACATCTTCAGGTATCTCATCTAGATCGATAAGAGTTCTGTTTCTTACATAGTTTCGATAATAATTATCGAATTTGTCAACTCCATTTATATACTTATTTAGTGTAGATTTCCTCATCGGTTTTTGACGAGTGCCTTCTACAATAACATTATCTCCAGATAGAATATTAGGTATTCCATCTCCTTTGTCACCTCTTATAATATGCTCTTTAAGGAATTCCTCAGCATCATCGGGTGATACAAATTTGTTTACATTAGGTGACCATTGTTTTACATCAGAATATCTTTGTAATTGCTGGAAGTCTTTGTCACCACTTACAATAAGAATAGATTCTTCTCTTTTGTATTTGGTCAATGTACCTATGATATCATCTGCCTCTGCACCTTCTACTCGAAGGAACTTGTATGGCAGATTTAATTGGATCTCATCACGGATCTTATTGAGCATACCAAATATTGTATCCCAATCCATATCTGAGTCTTCGCGAGATTTCTTTCGGTTTGCTTTGTAGTTAGGAAAGTAATCCCTTCGCCAGTAATGTCTGTCATCAGCACACAATACTATGTCACCATAATCATTCTTAAATCTTTTAGAATAACTGCGTATGGTGTTGAGTACCATGTGTCTTAACAGATCTTCACTCATCTCACCACTATCTATGCGATTCATTTTTACCTGAACCATCACACCAGCGATCATGGTTTGTGTCAAATCAACTAAAATCATTTCTCTACTCTTAATAATATACAGTGCTCATTGACTCTGCCATTAGCAACCTTTTCGGTGGAACTGATTTCATTCATTAATCCTTTAAGAACTAATTTGCCACCATCTAAGCATCTCTTGATGTATTTAGTTGGATTTCTACCAATGCTCTTTTCAATGGCATCATCTTTCGCATAACCATATATGGTTGTACCTCTCACATCTAACTTGCCACGATAGACTTGAAGTTTCTTGTTCTTGGTGTTATAAATCCACAACTCTTTGGCACCTATGATCAATGCAGGGTTTACACTGCTGATCTTAAGTTGAGTGTCAGAATCTTTAAACTTGAGTTTCTTAACTCTGGTGGTACCATCAACAAGTTTAGATTTTCTAATGCGAGGTTTAAACTGCTGTCTTTTATTCTTTGCCCATCTTTCAGCATCATCGATGATACTTCGAATAAACTCAATCAAAAGTCTTTTACCTTTGATTCCTAGATAAGCATATGCCTCTTTTAACTGTTCACAATCCTCTTTGTTCTCAAGTTCGTCTATCATTAAACTGTAATGTGTTGGGATCAATGAAGTAGACTTAGCATTTAAGTCTAGTGCTTGGCACCATTCATACATATTGAAGTCTGACTTGAAATCATTATCCAAGAATTGATCAATCTCATACTCAACATCACCCAGCATGTCCATCAGTTTATCTTCCATAAGTTGCTGAACTGATTTCTTTGGTTTACGAGTTGAGACAGTAACTGATACCACTTTTCCTTTAGTTGCTTGCAGTTCGCGAATGGTTGAGTCAAGTCTAGTTTCTAAATCAGAATCTAGTTTCGCACCAAGCATTTTCTGCCTAACTAAAGATACAAAGGAAGTCATCATAAAACTGTTTGGGACACCTATAAAAGATTTGTAGAAATCGTTATCATAGTTTGCCTTTACATAGTCTCTCATGACTTTGCCTTTCGTCGGAGTATCAAACATCACTCTATACCAATTGAAAATTGGGGCAAGAACTGCGTTCTCATTCGTGATGCTTGCTAACATCGGTTCTGGACCATAGTGTATAGTGTTTAGGTCTTTCGCACTTCGTTTAGATTTTTTCATTATCATATTGTAGTAAAAAACAATGGGTGTCGTAAAGTTATTTCCACCAGTGTGTCATGTAAAGATAGTCTTCATATAGATATGCTTCTTTTTCAAACTCATCTGATGTCATGTGAAAAGAACCTGTAGTTTTGATTTTTTTGGATGAGGGTATTTCACCTCTAAAGAATTGCTTGACATGTACTAATTCATGAGCAAGAGTGACCATCATATCTTCAGTGGTATCTCTAGCAATCTCTATATCAACTGCATTCTTATCACCATATGCGACACCCTTATATGAATAATCGTCTATGACAACTTCGTTCTTGAACTCGATGTAGATTTGACCTTTCTTTTTACGAGGCATTAATTCGAACATGATTGATCGTGCATAGTCTTCTACACGATTCTTTTGACGACCATTAGCAACTATAATTTCAATCATCTACTTCAGGAAAGTAATTATCTGCCTTTTCATTATATCCATAGAAAGATCCTTCTTTTTCTTTCTTCTTTGGAGATTTGGCAGGACACCAATTACAATCTTCACCCATCGCAGTATCAGTCGGTCCACTATCGGGACAATCATGATGCCACCATTCTATTTTATTCACTTGTTCATTTTGAGTCATACATTCACAGTCCATTCTTTTCTTACCACACTTGGGGCATTCAATCATTAAGTACATAAGATTATTTATATCTCATAATAAAAGACATGATTTCCAATTTGTCCTTTGTGCTCCATGTCTTTACACCACCAAGGTTTTACATTTGTAGAATGATAATGAGTTGCCCCATCAGTCAGATCTATGTAAGTATCAGATAACAACATCATCTGTGCTAACATTACTGATTCTGCCCATGTGACATATTCTTTAGGTTCATCAGACTTGCCATCACAATACCAACTAAAGTGACATTGAGCAATCTTAGGAACTTGTTCATTCTTCCAGTTTTCTCGATGTATTCCTTGAAAAACTACAGCACAAACATTGTTAGGGAATCTATCAGAAACCACTCGATTCAAAGTGACATTACCCACTGCGAGTTTGCCTTCAGTTGTTTCACCACGTGCTTCATGATAGATGTTAAGTGCTAAGCAATATGCATCATCGGTAATGTTCATGTATTGTTCTTCAAAACTAAGGAACATATCGATCTTATCATTAATAATCTGAATTTCAGTAGCATGCATTTCTTGCCTTAAATTAAACTCTTCCAACTCATTTTCTATAGTTTTTAATTCTGACGCATTAAACATGCCGATAATTGCTAGCAGTAGTCCAATGCCTATACCCAATTTGGCATACCATGGAACTAGAGGTTTAATTCCTTGTAATTCTTTTTGTTTCATGTTACCTACCTATATGTTTGACTTCATCTTTAGGGATGACTTGGTATGCACCTTTGTTATAAGCAGGAGCAATTGTTACACCCTCAACCACTTTGGGTTCTTCTTTGGGTGTTAATGCTCCTGTCTTACCAGAATCATATGACGCATATTGTTTCGTAGATCGTTCTTCATTATAACGATCCAACCCACTCTTTTCAACTGGATCAGATCGTTTGAAATCTGGACGATATGCTGTAGAAGGAAGAAGTTTCTTCTTCTTGCGTTTTTTACCCACCATGGAATATCGCATGGTATCTGGTCTAAAGATCATAGGCATAGTTTAAAATCCAGAAGTCCAATGTACATAAGACTCTGGGCAGTTATCTTCCCCACAACAACAAGTTTCGTCATCAACTAACACATCACTATGTGTCATTGAAGATTCTACTTTTACTTCTACCACTGATTCGGTATAACCTGGAGCAGTATCTCTCCACTCTCTGTCTCTTTGGACAATATCTTTAAATTCTTGTATCGTCATCTTTATACCCTGTTGTCAATTTGATCAACTAGATCGTGAATTTTAGCAAGATCTTTCTCTTGCTCCTTTTGCTTATCAAGAATCTCTTGAAGCATTGCTTTTAGTTCTTCCATAAATTACTCCTCTTTTTATAGTGTTTATATCATACTAAAAAGTAGAGGGTGTCGTAAAGTATTAAAAGTATTCAACCCAACCTGTTGCTATGTACTTCTCACCACTGAGTGGTGGATTCCCTCGATGCAAATGAGTAAAGTATGCAGGAAATACAAGTGCTGTTCCTGCTTTAGGTTTAAATCGTAAGTGTTGATGTAGGAATTCTGTTTCGCCACCTTCTTCAACATCATTCAGGAATACAGACCATGCTAAGAATCTATCTCTATCATGAGTCTTGGTACCATTTTGTTCACAATGCCAAATGTGATAACCTTGTCCAGGAAGTGTTCTTTGCACTTTACCCTCAAACACACATCTAGGATTCTCAGCAAGTATCGGATGTTGTTTGACATATGCCTCTACGATTTCATCATTCATATACTCTAAGAAACCTGCTTGGTTTTGAAAAGTAATCTTAGACAGTTCTGGACTAGGTTCTGCGAGAGTCATTGATTCGTCATCTTTACCAGTGATCAATGAATCATCATACTCTTGTCGCATTCTTGTCTGACCCATTTCTTTGCTGGTTTTGAATGCATCGATCAGTTCTTCGCAATGCCGATCTGTAATTGCATTCTCAAAGACACCGATAAATTCTTTCATCTCAAATGTAGTGTTTTCCATCATATCATGAGTTCCGCAAATTCTTTTAATTTAATTTCTTCTTCTATTGTAAGTTCTACAGGTTGTGATCTTTTAACTCGAATGTAGAATCTTGTTTCTTTATCTACCTTTATGTTGAGTAAAGGAAATGCATTTGTAACATCATCTTTGATCAAAGAGTGTGGTATTACTGCATGGTTGTCTATCTTTTTTCTTAGATCAGCATCTCGTTGTCTATAATCCATAACAATCTGTGCACAAGTCTTCATCTTTTCCATTCTTTCTTCTAAGGTCCAAGAATTAAACTCTGTCACCCTATCACCTAGCACTCTTGGGGTTTCCATTTCTTTGTTTCTAGATTTAAATGAAAAGAATTCATGAAAATGTGAACATGCTGAAATGTAAAAAGATTTCAGGTTCTCATAGGGGTCTCTATCTATAAAGATAGGAATGTAATTGTTATTGTGTAAAAAAGTCAACATTCCTGGAACATGTTCTGGTGCAACCATGCCACCTTCTAATTTAAAAGGAGGGTTGCCTTCTGGTAAGTTACCAGACCAACTAGAGTATCCATGTTTGTATAGTTGTACACCCTCACCACTTGCCCACATAGTTTCTGGTAAGTTAAGAAACTTTCCTTCTCTTGTTTCCCAGAGTCTCATCAGAGTTTGTGTAAGTGCTACACTAGAAGTTCTGGGATAACTCAGAACACAGTAGTTAGGCAACTTGATATTGTTCGTCATGCGATGATTCTACTCCAATTGTTACACACTCTTCGCAGAGGTTGTTTTCTAGTTTCGTATCATATTTATATCCACATTCCAAACAATCATTTTGCTCTTCTTTGTTTTTTGTCATGGTAATCTCTCACAATATATACTCGCAACCAAGCGAATACAGTCATCATTAATGTAGTGTATGTGCCTATCCAGAAAGCACTTGTTATGTCCCAATGGTCAATAATAACCCATAAGCAAGCAAGTTGCAAAGGATAATTAACAACAGTCCCAGAGAAAACAATCCAAGAGGTTTCTCTAGCAACTGACTTCTCTCTCTTATTCAAAAGAGTGATCCTTGGGAAGGATCAAATTCTGGGGATATCATAGACTTGAGTTTGTCTATGGTTCTTGGTGAATTACCAGAAATATGTAATATTCCTGTTCCACCAACATCGGTAAAAGATTTGATGTTTGACTTTCTGTCATCAATCAACACATAATCTGGTTGGGCAAAACCTCTTTTAGATCCACCCTTTTCTACGCAGTTAACAATCATGTTCGGATCAACCCATTCGTCAATCCATTCTCTTTTGTCTTTAACCACGATCTCTCTATTGATAGATCCTGTTGCTGTAAGAATCTCAGTTCTAATACCATGACTATCTTTAAGTGATCTGCAGAACTGTACCAATTCAAACATATCTTTATAAGGTTTGAGATGTCTAAACAATCTCTCACTAGTCAGTTTCTCTTTCTGAGCATCATAAGTTTCATGACCTTGTTTGTCATTCTCTATCACAGTATCTAGTCTTTCTTCAACACCAGATTTGAAGTCTGCTAGGACTCCATCCATATCTAAGTAGATGGTCTTGATCATAATACCATGATTCCTAAGTCAAACATTATGATTGCTAGTAAGAAACCTGTTGCAAACAAGTAAATGCCAAAGGCAACTTGTAGCATCTTATTGGTTTTATTGATTTCACTATCAATGTCTTTCATCTTTTTGATAGTCTTATCAAAGTAGTCTTGATTTAATTTTGTTATTTCAATTTGTTTCATTTTCACTCCTATGTAAAATTAAAAAAGGGTGTGAGGTTAACAGTGGCATTTTGCCCTAGTCCGAAGACTCCAGAAACCTCACTTTTGATTCTTGATTGATTCCGATCCCATAGCAGTCTAGCAGTTTTCGTTATCAGTTTCTCAATCATCAAGTTTATCATATTAAAAAAGTACCAGTGTGGTAAACCCCTTTTTATTAAAAGGGTCCATCTGGTAATTCTTCAAATCTTTTGTTAACGAGTAGATCAATAACTTTATTTCTATCAGTCATTGCTACTCTCATATCGAAAGATTCACACAATCCAGGTCTGCTAACACCACCATCTAATTCTCTTAGAATGTTTCTAGTGTTCATTTCTGAGACCTCGTCGAAGATTCTTTCGAGGGTTGTTTCATTTGCTAAGTTTGACATTTTCACTCCTATATGATTTGTTTTCCTAGTATTATAATCATACTAAAAAGTAGAGGGTGTCGTAAAGTTTTTTATGAAGTTTTTTTAGATGTTCGAAGCGATATGTTCTGCGATGTCTTTGAAGTTGCTAAAGAATCTAAGAGATAGAAATTTAGCAGGGTGTTGATGATCTTTTTCTACAGAATGGAGTAAAGAGGCATCAAATATAAAGGGTTTGTATTTCGTTGCTTTTAGTTTGTGAGTCGAACCATTCTTACTTTTGATTGCGAAAGTCCAATCTGAAGATAAGGGCAAGATGAGTGGGTCTGTGTATTCATTCTGATGATCAGGAGCATAATCTACATGCCAAAGAACATGATCTCTCCAACCATATTCGCACCAAGCAAAGTCTAGATTCATATCAAAGTGTTTCTTCATGAATGACTTAACCACTTCAGAGTCTAGCATATTTACTTTATCAGCATTTGCTTTGTGTAGTTTTGGTGGATGTACAGCAACATTCTGCTCTAAATTGTAATTGATATAATTGGTTGAGAAGTAAGCATCCTTCTGGAAGTTAAGTTCTTTGGGTGGTTCAGGAGCAAACTCAGTATAGAATCGAGTCATCGAATTGGTCGCTTCTGATATTAAAGAATCTATTTCTGAGTCACTAGGACTGATCAACTTCATCTCGCAGAGGCAGTTTGCTCTGTCTAATAAGTTCTGTATATCCATATTTTGCTATGTAGAAAGCATCAATAATATCAGATATCGGATGCTCTACTGTAGTGTCTAGTTGTTTTCGTAAGTCTACACCTGTCTGCTCTGTAAAGCACTCATACATCTTTTCTTTGTTCGCATTACCTTTTCCAGTTGCGAACTTCTTTACTGTAGTTGGTGCCACTACAATAAATGGTATGTTTGCTTTGAATAGTTTGTGTTTAAGTAAACCAGTGTTCTCAGCAATGTGGAACACTCTACCTTTACTGCCAAAACTATAGTCCTCTAGCACGACTAGATCTGGATCGTAACATAGAATTTGTGATAAAGTCCATGTAGCAATCCAATCAAATCGCTCCTCTTGTGAGTTGTATTCAGGTTTGATGTCACCTTGAATATTCGTCGTGTATGGTGGGTTCTTTTTATCTATCAGGTAATGAAATTCACAATCCTCATACAGGAATTGCTTTTCAGGGGATCCTTTAAAACCACAGATTGCTGGACAACCCATGGCATAGTCTATACCAATTATGTTCATTCGTCGTAGAAGTTCTCGTTCTCGTCGATTCCGTCATCTAAATTTAATTGGCTGCCACAAAATGGGCAAAAATGTAATCTGTAAGGAAGTTTTAAATTATGTTCAACAGAACAATCAGCATCACACTCCTCACAATGAATGATGTATCTTGTATATGTATCTGTCAATGAAGTCATTAAGTTTTTTGTGCTTTATTTGTAAGAGATAAGAAAGCATCATAACCACCGATCTTCTCACCTTTAAAAATAATCTGTGGAAAAGTTCTTGCCTCTGGAAACTCTTCAAAGAGTTGTTCTCTAGAGAAGTCTTCATTAAGTTTCTTAACTTCTATAGTAAATCCTTGTGATCTTGCTAGATCTTCTGCTCTTACACAATAAGGGCAGTTGTCTTTACTATAAATTACAACTTCTGCTTGTTCTTTTACTGTTTCAGTTTTTTTGCTTTTAGGCATGTTTGACCTCTACTATTCTTCTGATCGTTGTCACATCATTGTAGTCACCAAATGCAGTGTAGTCTCTTACGACCTTTTCTTCAGTTAGATAACCATCAACCACTCTTGTGGTGATAATCTCTCTTCGTAAAACACCTACTGTGTCTTCAACATTATTAGGAAATGCTACATCAGTCATTGGTCCTTCTTGAATGTTTACTACCTTATCATATTCTCTGCTCATAATTTAAATCCTTTAAAAGTTTCATTTGTTACATCTTGTTTAATACCACCCATTACATAAGACTCTATCTCGGTTTCTTGTGGAGCATTTTGTAATCCTCTACTAGATAACCAATGTTGTGTCCATGGTAATGGATTGTTGTTTTGTGGTATGTTGTATATAGCATCCATACCCAATGCTCTTAATCGCTTGTTAGCAATAAACTCTACATATGATCCAAGAAGGGAAGCACTCAGTCCTATCATACTTCCCTTTTGGAACAAAAATTCTGCCCATTCTTTTTCTTGCTGAACTGCTTCTTCATACATTTGATACACAGTATCTTGCTGATCTTTGATCACCTTTAACATCACTTTGTCATTCTCAGACTTCTGATAGTTTTTAATAATGTGTTGCGATATTGCTAAATGCTGTGATTCATCTCTGGCGATCAGTGATATAATCTTTGCTGATCCTTCCATTAATCGCAGTTCTCCAAATCCAAATGTACAGGCAAAAGAAACAAAGAAACGAATACCTTCTAAAATGTTTATACTTATTAATGCGAGATATAACTTCGTATAGAGTTCTTCTTTATCAATCTTGTGTCCTACTTCGTATCGTCGTGCGGTAGATATAAAGTCATCGTATGATTTTGTTACAGTTTCTGCTCTTTTAAGTATTGCTTCTTCGTTGAGTATAGTGTCAAATACATCACCTGGATTAGGATATAAATTCTTTATCATATATGTATACGATCTAGAATGAATGGTTTCCATAAAGTCCCAAGCAATAATACATGCTTCTAATTCTGGAAGAGTGGTGTAAGGTAATAGAGCAATCGCTGGTCCACGACCTTGTACACTATCCAGTAGTGTTTGGTATTTAAGATTAGAAGTGAAGATGTGCTTTTGCGCATCATTGAGTTGCTGATAATCATTTCTATCTTTTTGTAAAGATACTTCTTCTGGTCTCCAAAAGTATCCTAATTGTGTTTGCGTGAGTTTATCAAAGATTGGATATTTGAATTCATCGAACCTCTGAGTATTAAGTGCTTCGCCAAAGAACATCGGTTCTTTTAGGAAGTTGACTTTTTTTCTGTTAAATATACTCATCTATAATTGGTTCGTTTGTATAAGGGTCTGTAATGTCTGCACATGCTCGCATTGCTACTTCACCTTTTTCTTGTAACATTTGTCCATATATGGATTTTTCTTTTTCTGCTATAGTAGAATGGTTATGATCAACATAAACACTTTCTCTACCATCGTATCTTAATGATTCACACCCTCTATATAGAGGTCCATTGGCATCAACATAGTGTGCAAAGATATGTCTTGAGAATTTTCCTACTAACTTATCTCTCCAATGTATAGCATTACATCCTTGATATGCTAATACATCTCCAGGTTCTAAGAATACTCTTTTGGCACCCATCGCAAACCTTTCTTCAAAGTTTTTGTGTTGTACATATTCCCATGCTTCTTGGTAATTCATACCCACATAGTTCTTATCACCGAGTACCCATATTGACCATGGTTTCTTATCGTCAGTTTCATATTCTATTGGAAATGTCATTGACACTTCACAACTAGGTCGATCTGTATGGGCAAACAGTCTAGCATCTCGATAGTAAGTCCTACCAAAACTATATGTTGGTACTAAAGACAATTCTAATGCTTCTTGTAAAGGTTTCTTCAACATGATGAGCATTGACTCACCAAAAGGAACATTTGCCATGTTCTCAGATACATACTCGGTTTGTTCTCTACCATGAGGTGTAGGAACTACTGATTTCTCTTCTTCACCACCCATACCCCATTGTTCTGAGTTTTCAGTTCTTCTCCAACTATGTTTTGCAAACTCAATCATCCCTTCGGGAATAAAGTTTTTTAACACAACATATCGATTAGTTCTAAAAGATAAAGCAGTATCAGACATTCCTGAGTGATCTAATACTTTAGATATTGCACGCATCACATTCCTCAGGATCCTCTACTTGAAATGGATCCGCAGTTTTATTTAGTGTTTGTTCTTCTTCAACACTGTCGTCTGTTTTCATATCGTAAGTGTTTTGATAGTAAGATGTTTTCCATCCATACTTATATGTATTGAGTAAGTCGGTCGCCATCATTGAGATAGGAACTTCATTGTTCTCATAGTTCTCAGGGTTGTATGACCAATTACCTGAGATCCCTTGATCAAAGAACTTCTGCATTACAGATACAACCTTGATGTATCCATCATTATCAGGCATGTCCCATAACAAAGTGTAATAAGACATCAACTTTTTATATCCTGGAACTATTTGCTTGAGAGGTCCTTTTTTTGATTTTTTAACAGATAAGAAATCTCTTGGGGGTTCGATACCATTGGTTTCGTTAGATACCACTGAAGATGACTCACTAGGCATCTGTGCTGTAAGTGTAGAATGTCTTAGTCCGTGTTCTTTAATATCTTTTCTTAAAGCATTCCAATCACATTTGTATTCAGGTTTAACTAATTCATCGACTTCTTTCTTATAGTGATCAATAGGCAGTAATCCTTCTGAGTATTTAGTTCTATCGTACCCATCACACGCACCTCTTTCTCTTGCTAGATCATTAGATGCTTTGAGTAGATTGTATTGAAATGCTTCTGTAAGTTCGTGTACAACTTTGTGTGCTTCTGGATCAGAATACTTTACTTTATGTCTTGCTAGATAATGTGCTAATCCTATGTATCCTATTCCTAAACTTCTTCTAGACTTAGTAGATCTTTCTGCTGCGATAACTGGATATTGCTGATAATCGATAACTTCTTCTAGACCTCTTACTGCCAAATCACACAGATTAGGCAATTCAGATAGATCGTCTTTAAGTGTGCCCACATTAATAGCAGATAAAATGCATAAAGCAATCTCACCCTGTCCATCAATGTGGTCTATAGGATATGTGGGTAAGGTAATTTCTTGACACAAGTTAGACATGTTGATTTTATCTAAGAATGAACTATGACTGTTAGAATGATCAATGTTCATGATATAGATTCTGCCAGTCTCTGCTCTTTCTTTAAGCAAACCTGTAATCAATTCTCTAGCACTTACTTTCTTTTTGGGTATAGAAGTTGCTCTTTCGTACTTCTCATACATCTCGTCAAACTCAGGTGTACCAAATGCATCATACAATCCTGAAACATCATGTGGAGAAAATAAGGTTATCTCACCATCACTTAAGAATCTTTCGTAGAAGAGTTTACTGAGTTGGATGCTGTAGTCGAGTTTTCTGACTCGGTTGTCTTCAGATCCTTTGTTGTTTTTGAGAACGAGGATATCTTCGATTTCAGCATGCCATATAGGGAAATGCACTGTTGCTGAACCACCTCGTACTCCATTTTGAGTGCAGCAACGAACTGTTGCTTCAAATTTTTTAAGGAAGGGAATAACTCCTGTATGTTGAACTTCTCCTCCTCGAATTTTCGAACCGATCCCACGGATCCTACCAGCATTGATACCAATTCCTGCCCTTTGAGCAACATAACGACCCACAGCCATATCAGAACTAAAAATAGAACCCAAAGTATCGTCAGTATCAACAAGAACACATGATGCAAACTGTCTAAGAGGAGTTCGCACACCTGCCATAATCGGTGTCGGAATGTTGATTTTAAATGTTGAAATTGCATCGTAATACCTCTTTATATAACTGAGTCTGGTTTCTTTCGGGTAGTTATGAAAGAGTACACATGCGATGCACATGTACATGAACTGTGGTGTTTCAAAAACTATGTTTGTTGATCTATCTTGTACCAGATACTTATCAACCACTTGTCGTAAACCAGCATATGTAAATTCTAAATCTCTATCATGTTTGATAAAAGAATCTATCTTATCCCATTCTTCATCAGTGTAGTATGTTATTAAACTGCCATCATACACACCTTGCTGATTGTTTCGGATAACCATGTCTTTAATGGGTGGATAGATGTCTTGATCTTTCCATTTAGTATTAAAGACTTGTTTGCGTATAAGGAATAGAAGTAATCTGGCAGCAACATACTGATAGTTTGGACTTTCTAAAGATATAAGATCGGATGCTGATTTGATCAATATGTTTTGTATATCTGTAGATGTTATACCATCAAAGAATTGTAACCCACTATTCATTTCAACCAATGATTCAGACACACCTGTAATACCATTACATGCTGCTGATACCATTTTATGAATCTTATCTAGATTGAGTTCTTCTTTCGTGCCGTCTCTTTTTACAATAGAAATGTTTTCCATTATGTCCTCTTATATTGTCCTAGTTTCAATTTTGCTGATAATCCTTGATAGACATTATTTTCTATCGTATCCATTACTGTATCTATACCCAAAGCATTCACCATTTCATTGATGTCTTTGAGTTCTCCTATTCTTTTGTCATCCCAAATAACCACTCGCCATCCATCTTCAATGACTTGGGAAATTTTATTTAGAATTTGTATAGATCTTGGTTCGTTGTCATAAATGAGTATTGCTTGTTCTTTAAGTCCTTCATCTAGTTTACCAAAATCTGATCCTGCCACTGCTATACTATTGGGCAAGAATAAACTATCTAGTGGTCCTTCTGTGACATAGATAGGTTGAGTCGCGTCAATCTTATTGAGATTGAAGATAAGAGGTTCGTTCTCATCAAACTTCATGGTAAGATAACGAAGATTGCTATCACCAATGGCTCGACCTGTGACACCTATAAGTGTGCCATCAAGAGAGTAGAAAGGCAAGATGATTCTCGCATCATTGCCTAAGATTCTCTCACGATACTTATCGCATATACTACTTAGTTCTTGTGCGTTTCTAATGAACCATATGTCTTTCCATGCTTCTTCAGGTATGTTTCTATTGACAAGATACTCCTTTGCCTCTTCTACATTGACTGCCTTTTCGCACACTTTAGACAAAGGATGCTTGGGTTTGAACTTGGGTTTAAAAGCATGAGAGGGTGGAAGTTTTTGTTTCTTCTTACCACCATATATCTCTTTGATAAATTCTTTATAGAGTATAGAATCTTGTTCTTTTAGGAATGCTTTGAATGAAGTGGACATACCACAGTTGTGGCATTTGTATACATAACTGCCTTTGTATAAGAAGTGATATCCTCTTGCTTTGTGTTCATGCTTTTCACTATCACCACAGTATGGGCAACTATGGTTTAATAGATCTTCGGTCTTCCATTTAGCATTGCTGAATCTGGGAGTAACCAGACGCAAATACTTTTTCTCTAACCATAATGTCATACAGATATTGTACTTTATAATCGGAATGTTGTAAAGGTGGTTTTAGTTTTCTAGATCTTTTTCTAGATCTCTATAGTATTCAACTATGGAGATTATCTTTAATATGTATGCTTTCATTTCAGCAGTATTATAAGATAAGTTTTTGTAGTCATCTGGGGAAAGAGCATAGTATGCTAACTCTGGTGCTAGACCTTGATCAACAAGATCTAAATACTCTCTCATGACATCAGGAGTTAATACTTTCCATTTGATTGGTTGTGTACTCACACCTGTGGGCATGGGTGGATGATACAAAGGAATGTTCATCGTTGCCCTGTTTACTTGTACTTCAGATATCTGTGGTTGATATCCACCAAGCATTGAGCAACCACTAATCGTTAGGATTGCTATTATCGTTGCTATCTTCTTCATATTGTTCTGGGTCAGTTAGGTTTTCAATATCTTTAAAAACACCTGTTGTGCCTTTGTTAATAATCTTTTCAATAAGTCCAGGTTTCCCAAGAGTAAGTCTGTCCATATCATGACCTGCATACTTGTCAGCGAGGTCTTTGATCTGCTTATCAGCATCCCTTGCCTTTTTAGTCAACTCCGAATTTGCCTTCTGCATTTGCTCAAAATTGCCCTTAATTTGTTCCAAATTGGCATTCAAATCTGCGATTTCATTGCGAAATTTGGTCTCATTTGCAACTGCCCTACTTATGTCACCCATTAGGGTCTCTATCTTGCTGGAAGTGTAGTTGTAGTATAAAAAGAATGCAAGGCAAACCGATGCCAATGCTCCTATAAGTATTTTAGACATATCTCTTTTATCTCACCTGTTTGGTTGTTTTCTAGAACACACGTGTATCCTCTCTTCAAGTCAAACTCTAAAAGTTTATGTTCATCATCTATGATACTATCGTATTCTTCTCCAGTAAACTGGGTTCTGGTAAAAAGTTTAAAATCTTTATCATCTAAAGAATGTTTCTTTTTTTTCTTTTTTCGCCAAGTTGCTATATCGTCACCTGTACCTACTACAGATGCACCTGTTGCGTTCACAGGTGCTTCTTCTTTCATTTTCTGAAACATGGTCTGTAGTTCTAACCAATTCATTTTACATCATCCCCTGTGATGAAAACAATGTCACCATATTCGTGTAATGCTGCATATACAGATACACCAAACACTTTACCTTTCTGTTCTAAAATGCTAACTTGAGTGCGGTGATCATAGATCTTGTCGTTTTGTTCTAATCTTCTACGAATGTAGTATTTGCCACCAAGTACAAGTTCGTCCAAATAGATACCCTCATTAATTTCTTCTGCTGTAAGGGATCCCTCTTCCTTGATGTGATGATAAATTTTCTCACACAACTCTTCCATCTGATCTCTATTGAGATCTTGATCTTCTTTAAGTAATGCGAGTGCTACTGCATAAGATGCTAATCTGGTTTTACCAAATGGCACCTTCTCTATGATTTTTTTAAGATTAAAGACTAATCTGTGTAAAAATGAATAAGCATTACGATCTTCGGTTGATAATAACTCTCGCTCTTTGATGCGATTGCCTTTATCATCAATGATTCCTAGTTCGTATGCTTTTTGTTTTTTGAATGGTGTGGTTAGAAGTCGAAGTATTCTAAAAACTATTAATGTGTCTACTACTCTTGGCATTATAATTTTCTCAAAAGTTCTGTGACTGTCATGTCAATTTGGATTTCAGGTTTATAATCTTCCTGTACATATCCAAGATATAATAACATCGTCTTAATTGTTCCCCAATACTTAGTCTTCTTTAATGGAATTTTGTATTCTAACATTCGATGACCAGCATCAAATCCAAATACATTGAACAGTACGATGAGATGATTTAAGAGCAATCGCTCTTTTAATTCACCTTGCTCGTGATAACGATACAACAATCTTTTGAGATATCTAAATCTGCGTAGATCATCGTAGAACTCATCAATGCTTTCGCATTGTGGGTTATCGTAGTATTTGATTGCGTACAATGTAAAGTTGTCGCTGTTTAACTTGTCAAACAATTCCATAATGTAAAATATATTTAGTCTGTTTTAGACTAATGAACCAAATACTTTATATGATCCAGTTTGTTCGTGCCTTTCCCAAGCAATCTTGAGAGATCTTCCAGCACCTCTTTGCCCATCATCAACTGTGATTTCTTCAGGACCCTCTTCGCCAGTCTTTCCAAAAGTACCACCAAATTGAGTGATTGGCATTGAGACCTCACCACTAGTGGTAAGGTCTTGTTCATTGATTGCCAATAGATCGAAATCTACACCAATAGTTTGCAACTTTTGGTATAGTTGATGAACAGCAGATTCTACATTTAGAAACTCTCTCTCAGCCATTGAACCCAACCATGAGTTAACTCTGTTAACTACTTGATCATCTTCAATGTAATGTGCTCCTGGAGATACTTGTGACATATCTGCAGATGCACCATCAAAAGCACCTAGTGTTTCGCTTTCGTTGATAAACTGTCTAAATTTTTTCATACTGTTCTATCCTATTAATTATGCTACACTGATGTCAGCATATGTTCCTGTACCTGTTGCACCGACTCTGTCACCAGTGACGAATGCTTTATCTGATACAGTTGATGTACCATCGTCTACGATAGTACCACTGATTGTTTGTGCACCAATTGATAAATCTTCAGTTTGTGATGGAACTGTGAATGTGAATTCTGCTTTGTTGCTATCAGTTACAGCACTTGCTGTAGCAGTGACAGAACCTGTAACAGATCCTGTGACAACTAATGTAGCACCATTAGTAACATCAACTCTTTCATTCCATGCAACAACAACTGTTCCTGTATCACCTTGATCGTAAGATGCGTCTTTAAAGTAGACAGAAGTAATTGTTGCCTCTGCTATAGCAGTAGCAAGATTGTTACCACCAGATACAGCAACTAATAATTCTGTTTGAACTCTAGAACCTACAGTTTTATCGATTTTCCAACCAGTCGCATCAGCATATGTTCTTGTTTTTTCTTCGGTAGTAAGATATTTTGGTTTATCTTCAGCACCGTCTGTTATACCCCATAATGGCATGATTTTCTCCTAGTCTCTAAATGCTACACTTGTAGCATGTATATTTGCGGATGCAGTCAGAGTATCTGTAGGATCTTTTTCTATAAAGATCGAACCAGATGCTGGTACATACGCAGTTCCTATTGTTGAAGCACCACTGGTTGCTAGAGTAACCTCTACAGCACTAGTGGTGGTGTTAACGACAAAACAAAGTGATGCCGTGTCCACATTATCTGCAGAACCTAAAGCAGTTGCACTTCCTAATAATTTTAATACTTTCATTTATCGTCCTAATTTTTTCGCCACACCTAAAATTTTAGATATGGTTTGTTGAAAACTTCTTTTGTCCTTTTGTAGCAACTTGAGATACTGTGCTCTCGTTGCTGGTTTAATTTTATTTAGCATCATATAAACAATCTTTGCATCATTTGCTTTGAATGGAAACTTCTTAAGGTCATCTGTTGTGACAGTATAAGGTTTGTTCCCATCTGCTGCTTTTTTAATTTGGTTGAAGATGTTTCTATCTGCTTGGTCTTGCTGTCCACCTTTAGAGTTCTTCTTACTCTTAAAGGCATCCATAGCAGTTTGTCTTACATCATCATCACCTGCTTCAGCATACTTGCCTCCAGCCATTTTAGAGATCTTATCTAATTTCATATTTAGATCTCTATCATTCTTTGCTTGAGCAACTGCTCTAGCAATCTTCTTATTTCCAGCATCACTTGCCATACCAAAGTCGCCAAGTGCTGCTTCCATAATTTGCTTAGTTATAACGATGTTCTCTTGAACATTTTTGATATAACCCAGTCTTCTTAACTTTTCTTTAAAGTTTCTCAATCTTCCATCCAATTTGCTAAACTCTTCATCAGTTGCCTGAATCACCTTATTAGTTATTTTGTGAAATACATGCCCATGCATTTTCACTGCCTCTTTCTTTTTTTCAGCAAATTCATCTGCACTTAATGGTTTATCCAACCCATGCATTTTAATTGCTTTCATTGCCTTTACCCAATCAGGGTGATTCTCATCCTTGGCAAGAGGAATAAGATAATATTGCTTCATAACTTTATGCTGGTTTTGCTTTACCGATTTTGCCTTTTACAACTCCTTTCTTCTTAGCAGGAGTAAATAATTGCTTAGATGCATGCATATGTGCTTCAGATTTTGTTATCTTTAGTTCTTCGATAGGCATTGCTCTTTTGAGTCCTACTCTTTCGAATACAACATCATAATGAGATACTGTACCATCTTCTGCTAAAGTATGTTCTGTAGATACACATTCACCTAAACCAAACTCTTCATGAGCAACATGGGTTGCGCAATCATGAGCGATACCACCATTTGCTTTTGATGGTTCGTTTGCTTCTTCAACTTCGTCTTTATCTTTTTTAGATTTACGATGAGGAATATCGGCACCCTTCTCTTCGTCTTTGACATTTTTGCTTATTGCTTTGCGTCTTTTTGTAAGATACTTATCAGTTGAATCATGGTCACCATCGTTATCGATGTCTTTGTCACCATGACCTACAGGATCCATTCCTTCACCATCATCATCTTTATCAGTGACAGGTGCTTTCTTAGATTTCTCTAGCAGTTCTTTAACTGCTTCTTGCATAGGGTCGGTTTTTAAGTCTCTATATTCCATTGTTCTTCCTATTTTTGTAGATTAATGTTAAGTCTCTTCGCATGTTTGTTGAAGATATCTCTAACTGTTTTGTTTTTGTTTTCGGGTCTCATGAAATCATCTGCTAATTCATCATCAGATAAGTATTTCATTTCTAAATCCCTGATCAATTTAACTCCTTTTGGCGAACCTACTTTGGTGTTGCCTGGAACACTCTTCATTAACTTTTGAAACCCTTTGATTGCATTCCCTCTAATTCGTGGATTGTTATCAAAGATACCAAATGCCATGGTTCCTTCTGTGACTTCAAATTGACTAATTCGTTTTTTAAGTTTGAGATAATCTAATGCGAGTTGCTCAGGATTCTCTATTAGTTGCTGGATAGTTTCCTGAAGATCTACTTCCGTTGTGACTTCTTCTAAAAGTGCATCTATTTCAGCAAATTCTTCTTGCTTCTGTGCGTTTTCTTCGAGCACAGGAGCCATTTGCCCTCTGACACTATCGAGTTGGTCTTTCCAAGATTGTCTATAATTTGCCATAGTAGTCTCTCGCTTTTATATTATTTATATGATTTAATGTTCTAGTTTCTCTATCTTTAGCACTAAATCGTTTATTCCTGGGAGTACACGATGGTACATTTCTCCTGGAATGTGATATTCATCACCTTCAATTAATTCTACAGGGAACTCACCATTGTATTGTAGTTGCCATCCCTGTCCTTCTAGCACTGTAATCTTTCTAGTTTCCTGATCACGATGCCATACAAACTCACTCTCGTCTTGTAAATGATCTAGAGTGCGTATGTTTCCCTCGTCAATATAAGGTTTACCAATAGAAGTTTCCACCACCTGATAATCCCAATTGACCTGCATATCTAGGCAAATTACATGCCCAATATGCAGCACTTGTTTTGTCTTTTTGCTGAGCACATTTATGCCTTGCTGCGAATGATTTTCTTGCTGCCTTGTCTTTAAGTTTAATTTTAAGACCAGATGTATCACCCCATGTCACCTTTTTAATGTTGCCTGTAGATGGATCTTTTACATACACATAGTATTTCTTCGGACCACCTGCTTTGGGTTTGTTAAGTTCTACATCTTCCCCATCAACCTTTGCTTCGATCATGGGTCTTTCTAAAGGAACTGCTCTGCCTTCGTATAGAGCATACTCAGGTTTGCCTGTGAAATCATGATCACATTCGCACCGATGTTCCTTAAAAGTTTTCACTAAACTGCTCCTTTACCATTCCATTGGACGATGCCATTCATCTTCCATTTGTTTTTCTTAGCAACTGAAATAGGCACAATTGCTTTATCTTTCATTTTGCCAGATTGCACCCATATTGATTTCTTTGCTTGTTGTGCTTCTTTTTTATCTGGCACACCTTTAACTATTTTCCACATGTCACCATTGACTCTAGTCATAACGATAAATGCTTCTTCTAGTTCTTGTTTATGTTCTAAAAATGTTTTCATTCTTCAAATCCTTTGAAATTAAAAAATGCATTGGACTTACCTTGTGCACTCTTTCCACCTGTGTCGGTGAATGTTAAGTTACCAGAAAAGAATGGACTTCCGTCTGGTGATAAAAATATAATGTTCGCATTATTAGTTCCTTCGTTGTGCTTAACTGTAAGCAAGAAGTCTCCTTTTACATTGTTAATCAATTCTTTCATCTTTGCACTAGTCCTTGAACTAATGACTGTTTGTTTCGTTTCGTCTTTACCTATCGCAGCATAGAAGTCATCACTTCCATCTAACCCAAGTAAGAAAAGCATTCTATCATTGATCTCTTTCTTATGACTCATATAGTATGTATCAAAGATTTCAACTATGAGTTGAATCACTGATTGATGTGATGCTTTTGCTACTGCTCTTGCTTCTTCTTTACTCTTACCTTGTTTCATGTAATTAGGTATGATGTTTTGCAAGTCAGTTAGTTGCTGTATCTGTGAACGAGAACCAAAGTCTTTCGCAAATTGTTCTATAAAATCTGGTGTACTGCGTTCTGCTTTACCTGTATCATAGAACAAAGTTTTTAAGAACGATATGTAAGTTGAATTTGCCAAATTGATGTTGCTGGTCTTATATGACTTTAGAGATGCGTGTATCTCGTCTACAACTTGTTTCTCATTCTTCTTAGTGACTGTGATCACCAAATCTGCTTTGGTTGTTCCTTTGCCACTGTCACCTGTTAATTCTATTTCAAACTCTAAGAATTTGTAATCTAATGCTGTTTGTACATCAGCAAAGATAGCATCAGCCATTGCTTTACCTGCTGCCATTTGTCTTTTAATATCTTTTTGTTCTGAAGGGTTTAACAGTTTTTTAAGTTTTGCTGTATCACTTTTAAGTTCTGCTTTCAATGCAGGCAATTTAGTTCTTATGCCTAAAGATGCTGGCGAGTTCTCTATATTCTTTGCTAATTCAACTGCTGTCACGATCTCTGAAAAGTATCCCAGCAATGACTTAGCATCTACACCTTCTGACACTGTCTTAGGTAGAGTGACAGGAATACGAACTCTTTGACCAAACTGAATTTTAGAGAATACTTTTTTAAAGATAGATTTGACTTTCTTTAGTCCTCGTTGTATAAGACCTCGTATATTGAGTTCTTCTATTTGAGTAGTATGTTCTAAAAAACTTTTCATTATATTATGATTGCCTTACAAACACGTTTCCAGATGAGTTAAAATAAAAATCTCCGACTCCTACACCACCTGATGCAGCAGCAGAGTCATTAGAAAAAGGACCTGGAATGTTAAAGTTTTGTCCCTCTATAATTTGAGTAATTGTTGTGGAGTTATCTATTGTTTGTTCAATCGTTTTCTTATCTGTTTGATCCAACCTACCTGTAAAGATGTTAAAAGTCCAAGACATTATACTGTCCTCTCAACTGTCAATAGATTGTTAGACACATCATAAGTCATCACTATTGTGGCAACGATAGTACCACTTGAACCACCCAATCTGTAAACAACCTGTGTTAGATTGTCACTTACATCATAGGTGTTTGAGATATAGTCATATGCTGGTATCCCCATCGGATTGGCGATATAGTTTTCTTCTCCGAATTTTTTTGTTCCTGCCATGTTTTAAATACTTTTTAGAACTCCTCTGTTGTTCTTATAAACTGTATATTGGCCACCATCTTTATCAACTTTGTTTGCTTTATTAGCATAGTTGATAGCATCTTTTTGCATATTGGCACCAAACACTAACTTCTCTTTTTCCTTTCTCTTTTTGTTTTGATAAGATACAACAAAGTTATTTTTTGAAAATTGTCTAGGATCCATGCTTTCGTTTGCTTGTCCTGGAGTATCTTTAGAATACACTTGTCTAATTCTGTCAGTACCAAGTTCTAGATAAGAGTCATTACAATTACCATCACCAAGATTGTATTTGGGTTCTTCGTTCTTTTGCTTTTTCTTTTTAGCAATAGCAATTGCTGCTTGCTGTGCAGGGTTTGCTGCCTCTGACCACCAATCTTTGAATAGTGCGAAAGACTCATTCTTTTGTCCTTCTCTAAACTTTTTCAGTCTTTGCATTTCTTGCTTTCTTACAGCAGGAAGTAATCTCTTAGAAAGTTTTTTAATAGCACCTTTCTTCTTTTCAAGTTTCTTGGCAAGATTAACTTTTTGTGAAATAGAAAGATCTGCCATGCTTAAACTACCCAGCATTCTTTTTGCTATTCTAGTTCTTGCTGCTCTCATTGCTTTCATTTGCAACTCATTAGCATTTTTCATTCTTCTCTTTTTTCTTGCTGCGGATCTTGCTCTTTTCTTAGCAGTTCTTCTAGCAATTTGACCTCTCTTCATTCGTTGCTGAACAGAGAGTGCTTCTTCTATGCTGTTAAAGGGTTCAAAATCTTCGCCCATAGTAAGACCAGATAATTGCTGAACAATTGTTTGTAATTGAGGTGTTGGGATTGATGCCAAAACCTCAAGTTGCTTTTTTGAGAGACCTTTGACCCTAGCAAACATCTTTTTGATGTCTACTTTTTTTTGTTCTGGTAGATTATCATCTACAGTACCATAAGTTTCACAGGGTGTTTTACCACAGCCACAGTTCTTTTCTTCAGTCTGTGCTCGTTTTTCTCTTTCTGCTCTTTGTCTAGAAGTTTCTTTGTCTTTAAGCATATCCAGTCTTTTCTTAGAATCTGCTCTTGCCTTTGCTATCTTATCTTTTTGCATTTCTGCAGATTTTTTCATATTAGCAAGGTTGCGTTCTCTTTCTCTTTTGACTCGTTCTTTATGTGCCTTTTCTTTTGGATCTTCTTCTGCTTCTTCTGGTACACAGTTGGGAACCATCTTGTCCCCTTTCTTTTTCATACCTTCTTTTTTGTATCCATTCCAGCAATCTTCATTGAACTGAGAGAAAGTCTTTTTGGGTTCGACATGATCTCTTAAATCTTTATCTGCTGTGTTGTATGTTTTACCTTTAGTGATGTAAGAATTTACTCTAGCAAATGCCCATTGTTGTGGTGTAGTTCCAGGTCTATGCCCTGTTTTCCATGCTGCCATACCTCTATCATACACTTTCTTCAATGTACCATAAGATATTCCAGACTCTTGTGCTTTCTTAACTAATCCTGCTATCTTTGCCATAATTAATCCCTCTGCTCTTTATCTTTTAAACGATCTATAGAATCTCTCATTCTAGATCGCATTCTTTGTAATTGATCTTTATTTCGATCTCGTTGTGCTTTGATTCTTGCTCTCTCAGCATCATCTAACTTTTCACCAAACATATCTTTGTACTTCTTAGTGTATTTAGATGGTTTTGTTTTTGCTTCTTTATCGCCAGGAGCAGGTTTGTAAGCAGATGCGTCATCATCAGATTTCTTTTCATTGCTTTTAAAATGTTTTGCTCTGGTTTCTTTTTCGTCTTTATCCATTTTGGTAAAGTATTTTGCTGGTTGTTTACCTTTTACATTTGGAACTGCATCTTCAACTATTTCTCCAAGTGCTTTAGTTGTTAACCAAACTCTAGCACCTTCTAATTTGGTGACTGCTTTGAGTAAGTTTTCTTTGCTGTCTATGGCAACAACTTTTCTATCTTGGATAATAGCATAATGAGGGTTCTTAGATCCTACTGCATCTTCACCCACTTTGATAGTCTTAACTTCTTGTACTTCTTCGGATACTTTCTTATATCCCATTTGAGTATAAGTTCTTAATTCATAGGAGTTGATATATCTCACTGTCCCTTTCTTATTCATAACTTTGATCTTTTTTCCACCTTCGTAAAGATCTTTGTAGATGTAGTCTGGTAAATCCATTCCTTCCTCTCTTATGCCCATTTTAGATCGGACACTAAAGTATAATTTTTTGATGTCTGCTTCTTTGGCAGTACTTGGTACTGCTTTTTTGAATTCCTCGTAGTCTCCATCACTGGCGATTTGTCTTGCTTTACTTGCTGACATACCAGATGCACCTTCTGCGTCTGGATCTCTTTCACCTGCACTGATCACATTAATAGTTTCAAAATCGTATCTACCATGTCTTGCTGTTTTGCCATTGTACATGTTTAGTAGTTTTTTAAACTCGTTGACCCTATCACTCCCCACAATCATAGAGATATCAGTGTATCCCTGATCATTTAATTGAACAAGAATATCAAATACATTTCTAACTGGTTTGGTTGGGAATTTAACTTTACGTCCAAAGAACTTCTTAAGATACAACATCTTAATCTTGTAATCTAAAGGGTTCTTTTTGGGGTCTTGTGACTTGGATGAATAGACTAGAGGGTCTGCTCCAAGTGTTTTTGATTTGGCTGATATTTTTTGTATGAGTTTCTCGTGCCCACTCGTAGGAGGGTTAAACCTACCAAAAGTGAATACTGCACTCTTGGATTTTGCTTCAGTAATATCGCCAATAGTCTTCATGGTAAGACTATTTATAACTTTTTGGTTCTTACTCTTCTTTGATATCTTCGAAGTGATCTGGATGTTCCCCCATACTTGCCAACAAGTGGAATAATGGACTGTCTGATCGACGTCCAACAAACTTATCTTCATTGACTTTTATATGGATCATTTCCTCTAATAAAATATTTTCCATCTCTTCGATAAATCCAGGAGTCATTGCCTCTGCTAAAGCATCGTACATTGCTCCTTTGGAAGGGTTTTGCTTGTAATCTATGTGCTCATTGATCTCATCGATAATGCCTTCTCTTTTCAGATTCTTTACATTATCAATAATAACATCAGAACCATTCTCTTCTCGAGAAGTATCGAAAGGTAAAAGGTGATCAACTGTATCATAAATAGACTTTTCTTTGTAGAATTCTCTACACAGTATCCAACAATGAGATGCGAATTGCCCACTCCTATTAGGTAAGATAATTCTATCTAAGTTTCCTTGCCAAAAATGATGTATTAAAGATGAAAACATATTTGCCATTTTAGGTATCTTATCATTGTAATCTATCGTTTCATCACAGGCATAGTTTTGTAGCATGGTCACAGATGAATGATCTAGTTCTGTAAACAACCCACTAATAAATCTAGATACAGGATGTCGTACAGTCATGTAAGAAGTATATTCTTCTAAATTAAGGCAATATGTTAATGGTTTGATAAACTTTTCTTCATTATTTTCTGCTTCCATCCATGGATATGGTTTATCTTTCCAGATCAACCTGTAGAAATCACAAGTGCTGTAATCATCGGTTAGATGATCATCTGGATTTATTATGTGTTCTTTTTTTGTGATTAATGTATATCCATTATCTAAGAGCAGGTGTTTGATTGTTGAGTGTCCTGACTTTACAGGTGTGTACACGACTATCTTTTTGTCATGATTAACATAGGTTGGAATTTCTTCCCATATCACGTGTTTCATAATTTACTTGTCCCAGTTCTTCTGAACTGTAAAATTGTTAAATGAAAATTCTAATCTATCTACAAGTTTTACTGCCGATCCTTTTCGATCAATAGCAACATAACCTTCTGGTTCTGTGACTCTAAATCCTTTATCGGTTTTAGTAAATGTGCCGATAGACTTTAGTTTATTAAGATGTTTGATTATAGCACTCTTGCCATCCACTAAATGTTTTTGGAAAGTTGCTATGGCATCTATTGTAGTTCGTAATCCTTTGAGTTCTCTTACCAACTGCTGTCCGATCTCTTCTTTGATCTTTCTATTCTTTTCAGTTTTAAGTTTTGCGACTACTTTTTCTGCCCAATACTTCTCTACATAATTTATATATTCCTGCGCAGATGGATTGAATCTTTGTTCTCTAATAATAGAGTTAATGTAAGTCTTATAAGATGCACCAATCTGTCCTTTTGATGCATAGGTAGATTGAAGTTGTAGAAACTTCTTGACATCATTGCCTTTCATTTTCTTAAATGCTTTACCAGCATTGCTAAGAGCATTACGAACTTGTAAGGATAGTTTGGCAGGCATGGTTGAACTACCACTCACATCTCTATAAGTAGCATCTTGTGCCCATACATATTTTGATTTTTTGAACTTGCTGATTGATACACCAAAGGATGCTGACATATCTTGTAATGTTTTACCTTTGTATTCAGTATGCCAAACAATACCTATCTTAGATGCTTTGATGATATTACCAATATCAGAATCGACTGGTACAGAATATGTGATGGCATTTGGAGTGAAAATATAAGATTTTACACCATCCATACCCTGTACACTTACATCGTCGGTGAACAATAAGTCACCTTGGAAGATGCCAGACTTTGGCATCGTGTCTTTAAGATACATGAAAGCAGTTTCAAACTTCTTCTTGAGACCATCGCTCAGTTCGTTTGCTGATCTAATCTCTGGTACACTTCTATAGAATAAAGGTGTAGCATTGAACAGACTCTTCTTTGCTATAAAGAATTCATTTGTTTCTGGATGATAACCTGCAAAGATTGCTGGTGCACCATCCCACTTAACTGTCATGTTGTAGGATCCTTTGGCATTACCATTCAGCATTTTATGTAGTTCTATTAAGAACAAAATGCTACCTCTGGCTCCTACAAAACCTGAGTTTAAGATTTCATCTTCTAAATGTTCGAGATGTAGATTCTTCGCCATAAGACTATTTATTTCTTAATGGTTTTAGTTGAGATGGTTTTTTCGATTTTGCTAATCTTTACCATCAGTTCGTCTGCCTCGTCTTGTTTGCCTTCTTTTTTATAAACAATTAGTTGCTTCTTAAGAGCAACTTTCTCTTGTAAAAGATCTATTAACTTAGTTGGTTTCAATATTCTGTTCATGATTCATAAGCAATCTCCAGTCCATATTGGATTGCTTTCCTGCATTTCTCAGCATTATTTATATCTGTAGCAGCAGTTGTTTTTAGGTCTCTGTATAAAACTCGATACAGATGTTCTACCACTTCTGTGTTTGTAGTAAGAGATCCATTAAGGATCGCATCTTGGAATCGACCTTGGTTTTGATAATACAGTTGATGCCCCCATTGAATGAGAGCATCGTGATTTGAGTTTAGATCGTACATTATCCGAAAGATACGATTCCGAAACCTTCTTCTAACACAATCAGTGTGTGCCCATTAGGTTCTCTGATTAAGTCACCTACAGAAACAGATGATCCGATAGCAACTTCTTCTATGTCTTCAGCATAGAAATCCCTCATGTTTCCTTTACGAAAAACATCTTCAGAATAATCTGCTTCGATAAAAAATTTTGTGTAGAACTTTTCTAAGTTCTTGTAAGCAATTCTACATGCTGTGTTGAAATGATTGGATTCTTCGAGCATGATTGCTTTTCTCATACCCATTTCCCAGTCAGAACCTCTTTCTTCCCGATTTACTTGTAACACTTCGTATCTCATATTCACTCCTAAATGATTTGATTTCCTAGTATCAATAATTGTACTAAAAATTAGGGGGTGTCGTAAAGTGGTTTCTGTCTTAAAAGTTCTTTATATTTGTATGTTTCTGGAGTTAACTTAGCAAGCAAATCAAGCATGCCTAGATCGTTGAATACTCTTTCTGTGATATTGAGTAATTGTTTTTTGGTTTGGTTACTGATTCCTTCTGGAGGAGTTGTGTCATGATCTATCAAAAATTTCTTAAGATCAGGTAATAAGATAATCTCATCAATATGATCAACCAAATTAAATGCTGTATCATGATTCAATACTGGATAAAAGATAGACATGAATGTACCATTACGATTTATGGTTTCTGTTAAGAATCGATTCATGACTTTATCTGGACCACCTGCTAATTCTATCCATGCTCTTAAAATATTTTCGTATTCTTCAGCAGTTTGTGTTTCATCAACTATAAAATTAGAAAGTCCTGTTCTCATCTCATAACAAAAAGCAGAGATAAAGGATTCATCTACAGGTCTCCAAGTCATGTACTTTTTATAGTCTTTATATCTAGGACTCATTGCTTGAATCGCATCTTCTATGGGTTCGTATCCTAGATTCTCAATGTTGGTTTTGTGGAAGATCCATCGTCCATTGTTTTTCAATGTATCTGTAAGTAGAGAAGTTCCATGTTTAAAATGAGAAATCAAAATCTTCTTTTCAAAATGATTGAAATAAGTATCAATCATCATGTCTCTTAACTCTAAGACTCTACGCATCGTAGTTGAACTCCTGGAATTTTTGTCCTAAGTTTTTGCCTGCTTTAGTATTATCAAACACAGGTCCATTATCAATCAACTCTTCTTGTGCGTTTTGTTCACAGTCATAAAGTTTCATTCTACTTCTATCCACACCCATTACAAATCTTTTGTTCATGGTTGGATCATTGTATCGATTCTTTAACTGTTTCACTAGCATTTGATCTAATGCTTCTAGTTCTTCACTACTAATTAATGCAAACATAAAGTCAGCAGTCGCAGGTAAACCAAAAGATTCTGAAGTATCTGTTAAATCAATATCTGTATTACTATATCCAGATCTTGTGGTTTGAGTAGCACTTAACACAGGCACATCAAACTCTACTGCTAATCCTCTCAGTTCTTCAGCAATACTCTTCACCAAAGTGTAAGAGTTAACATTAGATCCTGGACGCACTCTGAATGAAGTACAAATGTTTAGATAATCAATAACAATCAAGTCAGGTTTATAATCTTTCTTTAGATTTAACTCTTGTAGCAGATGTCTAAAGTGTCCCACATGAGCACCTGCTGTAGGATACTCTTTAATGATCAGTTTGCCTTTAGTCTTTTCTCTTAACCTTTCGATCTTCTTATCATACATATCCTTTGGTAAGTCTGTCAACTCTCTCATAGGTATGTTGAGTAGATTCGCATCGATTCTTTCAGCAATCCTTTCTTCTGCCATCTCCATTGTGATGTACAAAACATTCTTGCCCATCATTAAACAGTTCGCAGCAACATGACCCATGAATAAAGTTTTACCCACACCTGTTCCTGCTAGTGCTATGTTTAATGTTTTATTAGGTAGACCACCTTTAGTAATCTTGTTAAAGTAATCTAAATCAAAAGGAAGTTTTTCTTCCTCAGTATGATAGAAGTCATATCTCCTATCGCTGTCAATCAAAAAGTCATGACCAATGTTAGTGTCAAAAGATACAGACAATGCTTCTTTGAGTAAGTCTGGTATTTCACCTTGCGATCTTTTACCTTTCTCATCTAAGATTTCAATACTGTCCATAACAGCATTGTAGATAGCACGATCTTTACACCATTTCTCAGTTTGTTCAATTAACCAATCAAGAGGTGTATCATCTTTGTCTTTGTAAAGTTTGTCAAGAATGACTTTGGTCAACTTGTAGTCTGCATCATTCATGGATGCACTATCAAGTTCTATGCCCAATGCTTCTACTGTAGGAATGGTATTGTACTTGGTGAAGTACTCTCTGATTTGCTCATAGACATACCTTTCGTCTCTTTCTGCGAAGTATTCATCTTGAATGAATGGCAGTGTTTTCCTAGCAAAGACATCTTCTTTGACTAAGTTTTTCAGTATTACAAACTCTAATCTTTTATCTGACATTTACTTTTTATTGGCGACTGTTTTCTTTCTGATTGTATATGCTTCATTCGTGTACTTGGTACGAGGATCATCAGCGATGTATCTGCCCTTGCTATCTCTAGCACGGATTCTCTCATAACCAGACATGAAGAAGTTTTTAAGACTTGTCAGTATATTCTTCATCAGTTATTTCTCCTGTTTCTTTATCAAAATCAACAGATCCTCCATACTTAAACTCTTTGCCAGCAGCATCTTCTAGTTGCTCCATGATCTCTGGAGTATAGTATTTCTCAGGATTGTTATTTATAGTTTTACCAAATTGTGTAGTACCATCTGGCAGTTCGATTCTGGTGGACTTATTTTTAAAGACACCATACTTTAATCCTAATTCAAGCAGACCATAATATCTATCTAGTCCACTGTCATACATCAGTTTGGTATCTACTATTTTGTTTTCAATAGTCAACCTCGACTTAGCATTCTTACAGTGGATGATATTACCAACAACATCTTTACCATCTTTCTCTTTTCTTTTAGATAAGAAAATGATAGAAGATGCAGCATACTTAAGACCTGATCCACCACCCATCTCTTTCGTTGGGAACATTGAACCAATACTGTCATAAGTATGGTTTGTCACTATCATAGGAACTTTTGCTCGACCTAGTTTCAAAGTAAGAACTCTGAATGCACCTTTTAGAATCTGTGCTCTGGTCATATCTCTTGTTTCTTTACCCTCAGCAGTATCTTCAATCTCTTTGGTTGTAGATAACATGCCAAGTGAATCTAAGACGAACATCATCTTAGGTCTTTTATCTTCGGGTGTTTCTAGATAACGATCAATGACTTTGATCGTTTGAGTTCGGAACTCTTGTGCTGTTACGACTGGAACGATAACGATACGATCGGGATCAATACCTCGTTCTTCAATCATTTGTGTAGTAATCGCTGACTCTGATTCAAAGTACATTACTGCTGCATCAGGATTATCTTCTAAGAATCTTTTACATATTCCTAGAGCAAAAAAGGTTTTACCTGTGGCTGATTCACCAGCGATTGCTGTTATTTTATTTTCGGGAAGTCCACCATACAGTGAACCTGAAAGTAAGGCATTAAAGATGTAAGAACCAGTGTCGACAAATCCATCGACGTCTCCTGCTTCTATACCTTCTGATACGATATTGGCATACTCATTCCCTGATGCCTTCACTAGATCTTTTAGAAAACTCATTATTCACTTCTCCATTACAAATTTTATCATCATATTTTATATGTTCTTTCATCATTGCCTTTATATCGCTCAACTGATGCTCCATGTATAACAGGATAGCAATCGTTGCGGAGCAAAAGACAAAAAAGATTATGTCCATTAAGTTATGATCCATAATTTATTCTACTCTATTATTCCCTTTTCGTAAAGGTACTTTCGGTTAAATAGATGTAATTCTTTTATGTCATCCTTTGATTGACCATGATATGGCACTGCCATTTTGTTTTCAATCAAGGAATCACAGACTGATTCCCATGACTCATTCACATTGTTATGAACATGGAAGTCTCCAATAATTCTACCAAACTTTCCTTTTGACTCATATTTCTTTG